ATTTCATCTACTGTAATTAAAGCACATTGCTTTCTTTCCACTGACATTAACCCAGTGGGTAAATTAAATTTTTCCAATAGTTCTTCTGCTTTCTTTTTTGGTGTCATAGCTTTTCAATTTCTTTTTTTACTTCTTGCCAATAGTTATAAAAATAGTTATTATATGCGTCTAAAATCAATTCGTCAACTGCAATTAAAGCACATTCTTTTGCGTCATCAATGTGAAATCCTATAGGTGTATTCATTAAATATTTATTTACTAATTCTTCTGCTTTTTCTTTTGGTGTCATAACTTATAATCTTTCTTAAATACATTTGTTGTATACTTCTTCTTACTCTTCACCACCTTGTATATTTTATCCTCTATACCTCCATCAGAGAATACCCAGAACACCTCGTTGTTGGGTCTGTCTATAGTCGTCATCCTGTCTATAGCCTGTAGGTACGACACGGCCGAGTGCTGTATGTTGAAGAAGACCAGATAGTCTGCCAGCTTCAACGTGATGCCCTCTCGTCCAGATACAACCTGCAATGCTATAGACTTGTCGGTAGAGTTGAACTCATCAAGGTCTGTCGTTAGGTCGTCACCGAATACCTGCTGCAATAGCTTAAGCTCTTCCTTGAATACGTAGAAGATGCCTAGCTTCTTTCCAGCAAAATGAGAACGGATGAAGTCTGCCTTAGTCGTATCAAGGACCATCGAGTTACCAGACTCGAACTTGACGGTCCCCGAATACAACTGCATCACCTTCTGAAGCAACTTGGCAGGAGTGTCTGCCAGTATAACTTCCCCCTTCCCCTCGACAACTAAATCCTTCAACAACTTGTCAGCTATAGCATAGGTCTGGTTGGACATTCTGACATGTAGGATTGTTTCCTTTATGACAGACGCAAAGCCAGACTGCTGCTGAGTACGTCTCAAGACTAGGTGACTTATGCCTCCCATGATCTTGTCCTCGATACCCTTGCTGTAGTCGTTGATTACGAACGAGTTGATCTTCTTCTGAGTAACATTCGCATAATCAGCGGCCCACTTGTAGAAGTTTTTATAGCCATCCCATGGCGATCTGTTACTTATCCAGAACTGATGGTAGACTTGACAGAAGCTCTCTGGGCACATCGTTCCACTCAAGAATATGATGGGCTTGTTCCCAAACTTTTCCTTCATCACTCTTGCCAGTATCCCTGGCTTGGGGAACGCTGCTGCCTTGTGTGCTTCATCAAGTACCACTAGGTCGTAATTGTTGTCCAGCTTGTGCACCTGCTCGTGATTATCGATGGTGATGTCAAAACCAAACCCAAAGTCATCGTAGTCAGAACGTATGCTAGACAGTGCCTTCTTCTTCGTTAAGAAGAGTACTCTCTTAGCATCAAACAGCCTGCATATTTCCAGTGCTGTTGCCGTCTTACCACACCGAACCTCATAGGCTAGGTACACAAGTCCGAACTTACGGAGTATCTCTATTCCGTCAATCGCTCCCTGTCTCTGGTATTCTCGAAGGATCTTTTTTTCTCCCATTCGTTAGGATTTACTTTTTTACAAATAAGAATCATGTCTACCCAGTTGTTCATCCACGACTTGAACTTGTCGTCCTCATCCTTGTCTAGGTATGTGAAGGCTAGGTTCTTGAAGTGCTTCCTCGTCCGTATCAACGACCCAATGGATAGGTCGTCGTGGTTGTGGTACTTCATTATCGTGGATACAAATCCTACTAGATCGATTCCGTCTGTCTTTGATACTTGCTTACACGAGTGAACAAACTGCTCACATCCTTCAAAGTCGGAGAGCTCGTTCACTATGTACTGCTCTGCTTGTTCTGGTTCTAGGCCAGAGTTTAAAAACTTATGATACATAATTTATTTCTATTTGCTTTTTTGGTTCTACAAATGTGATGGTCTTCCCCATCATGTTTCTTGCCTCCTTGAACGGACATCCAAATCGATACATCGCATAGCTATGCATCCATCTGTAGAACGTTCTGTGTGACAACTTAATCTTACCCATCGGCCCGTAGTCTGGATACTGCTCACAGAAGTCATTCATTATGTCCTGTGCCACATACTCTATGTCAGCAGCAAGACTATACTTCATGTCCTTGCCTAGTACCCACTCTCTGAACTCTGGTGATGTCGATGCCTCCAACTTACGGATTGCAAGGTTTTTGAACGGGGACTCGATTAGACCCCTCTGTAGATACAACTGCAAACAGCTGATCATGTAGTTGTCAAATCTTAGCCACTCCTCCTCAGTCCAGTCTGAGAACAGCTGGTGTCCAAACTCATCCGCTGGCGTGAACTCTTTACGGTAGTACTGAGCTAGCTCAAGCTCCCACTTACGTCTCTCGAAAGAGTTACCAGACCCCTTCACCGCATAATTGGTAGTGATTAGAATCTTTGGTGACTCCTCGAATGGAATGTAAATCTCCTGCTTGTTCTTCTTCTCTACCGTGATACCGTCAGTTACAACTGAGAATAGCTTCTCAAAGTTGAAGTTCTTCTCGATATCTTGGAACGTCATAATCTGAGTGTCTGCCGATACACGTTGATAGGTGAACGCCTTCTGGAATGAGAATCCTTTACCATCAATCGTCACGTTCTTCTTCAGATGGCTGAGTGCCGCAACAAAGATACCCTTACCAGTACCACCCTCTGGATTGTCAGAGATGGTCTCGTCATTTAGTATGACTGCTGGACAGAATCCTGCTGGCTTGAAGCTGTGTAGAAGGAAACCTATCGTTGATTCCATCGATAAAATGCGTTTATCGTCGTTTCCAGCGATGTTGTGTATGAACCTTCTGTATTCACAATCATCAACAGATGTTTTGACAAACTTTCTGTCCACCTTCTGGTTGGTCCAGATGTAACCGTTCAAAGATGGATATGGTATCTGCTCCACCCTGTTTGCACTTATACGTAACGCACAGTTCTTGTAGTACAGGTAGCAGTTGTCCTTGTCATCACGCAGCACCTTTGGATCGATTGTAGGTAGTAGAGACAGAAACTCCTCCTTACCTAGCTTGATCTTCTCGGCATACGCATCGTACACTGACATGTCCTCGTGGTCGTCCAGATACTCAAACACAAAGTCACGGATGCCGTTGTCTGTCGTGTCCGCCATGATGTTGTTAAGTACACGGACAAATACAAAGTTCTGGCTGTTGGACGGGTAGTACTTGTAGTAACCATTAGCTGTCAAGAAGTCTCGGTACTTATGGTTCACAAAGTCAACGCTACCTCTGTTGTTACGTGTCCAGAAGTTATCTCCCATCACCTTGTCGGTAATTGTCTCGATAATCTCATCCGTAACCTCTGGGATGATTTCCTTGATCACATTCGATGGAATGGACTTGGATATCATGTTGGTGACGATGTTTACCTTCTCGCTGTCCTCAAACTTCTTGGTGTTGAACTCCGCTGTGTTCTTGTATGCGGAACGAACTGCTGTAGAAATCTCTGATGCAGGGAAGTCTGACTGCTCGTACTCACATATAGAACTCAATGCGGTTTCCATTGGTATGCCGTACTGGTTGTATGCGGCCGCAAGTATGAAGATATTCTTGTTGCGTGCCCCAGAGACCAGTCCGTAGTCCTTATTCCACCACCGCTTAAGATACTCTATTGTTTTGTTGTCGTCGTGAAGTGGGATGCTGATTTTTGTGGGTGTCTGACTGGCCTTTTCTTTAACCTTAGTCCATACATTAGATTCCTTATCAATGTAAATATAAGGATCATAAGACTCGTAACAGACACGACTGACATCAGAGCAAGCCATATCAAAATTTGGGCTGGCGTAATAATCAGCCAGTGCCTCAAAGTAGCCCCTGTGGTTTTTTTCATCTTGTGGTATTTTAACGATTACTTTTAGACCATCACCAGATGGTGAAATAAAACATGCGTAGGTATAGCTGTCGATTTGAAGCTCAAATTTTTTTGAATCAAGCTCATTTTGGTCCTTAAAGCCATCAAAGTCTATGCATATGAACCCACTATGATGGATAAGTCCATCAGCAGACCGTTTTGAAAAGCTTCCAGAGAAACAGACGGCAGGTAACTTTTTCTTTATCACGTTACGCTCTGCCTTTGTCTGACAACTCCTTACCTCTTCACAGATTTCCCTAGACTTGCCACTCCTCACACGTTCTAGAGCAGTGTCTATCGTGATGTGGAACGGCCTGTCCGTCTTATGTATACTCTCAAAAATAGTTACCATGAAAAGATTTTAATAGGGGCAGGCTGACTTACCTACCCCAGTGATTTGATTCAATTAAAACGGAAGCTCTTCCTCCTCTGATGGAGTTGCAGCAGTTACAGCTACTGCTGGTGTGGCAGCTACTGCTACTGGCTTAGGTGTTGCTGGTCCATCTGCCTCAATACGGAACGCATCCAGTGTGTTGAACACCTTAATCTGCCCCGTCTTAGGGTCTGTCCACTCACGTCCCCTCAGATTGAACGACACCTCTACATCTTGACCAATACCTACAGTGTCCAACAGCGAACACTTGTCCTGCGCCATCTGGAACTGGATAGACTGCGGATACATTCCGTCCTTCATCTCGATTACGAACTCTCTCTTGCTGAACTTCTCAGTCACATTGACTGTAGGTCCAATTGTCTTTACGACTCCTTTTGCTTTGTACATACTACTTATTTATTAATTGATTAAAATACTCCTCTGCATACTTAAGTGCCAGCTCCAGACGTGACTCAATCTTTTTGATGTCTGCGTCTGTCAGCTCATACTCAACGTATGTTATTCTATACTTAGGGTCTAGGTGCTCTACATAGTGTAGGTCATCCTGTTCCCACTCTGGGACTAACTCCTCTGGTGTGTTCATAAGCACGTATGCTAGTCGGAACTTACGCCAGTCTTGGCCAGTCATCTTACTCTTCATGTACAGGTACAGCTTACCCTGCCACTCATACGTGCTGTTGTCGATGAATCTAGGCAACTTAGGGAAGGTCTTCTTGCTCCAAGAACACTTGATGTCCACGATCATTCGCTCGTCATTGTCCTCGATGTCTGGATGACCAACCATAGCTCCGTATGATAGGTGTGACTCAGACTTCTGGAAGTTGGCGAACCACTGTGTGCTCAAGAAGTCAATGGCATACGACTCCATCATGATGCCCTTCTTGGTCTCCTTGCTGTCGAACGTAGGCTTGTAACCGTACACGTGCTGATCAACCAGCTCCTCGACGTGTGTCATAGCACCCTTTGTAAGTTTTACCTCATCTCTCTTGCGAAGTAGCTCATTAACCTTGTCCTTCTGGATGTCGGTTAGCTTGTCCGTCGGCTTAGCCAACAGCTTGTCTAGTTCTTCTTGTTGCTTGTCAGTTAGGCCGTCCTCGCCTAGGAACAACGGAGCTGCCGTTGATGCACGAAATTTAATATCAAACATATGTTATTGGGTTAGTTTACTTTTCTGTTCTGGTGTCAAGCTATACTTAGCTTCAATCTTCTCGACCGTGGTCTTACCTGCCATCACTGATGCGATAGCCTTCTCCAGATGCTCGTCTGGCATGGCTGGCTTCTCCTGCTTAGGGATAGGACGTGTACTGAATCGCAACGCTGGGACAATACCCTCTGGCGATGACACGTGCTCAACTCCCAAGACAATCTGCTTGCCGATGTAGTCGTTGAAGTCGAACGACTGGAAGAACTTCTCTAGTCGCTTGAAGTTAGTTCTGTTGACAACCATAGGCTTGTCAAACTCTCTGAGCTTGACGAAGGGGCGTTGCTCCTTACCTGCCTGCGATGTAAACTCTCCTTGATATACTTTTTCGATCGTAACGATCACGGCCTCGTACTTACCGTCTCTCTCTAAACTGTAGCTTCCGAGATACTTCTCGTCACTAAACATTTGTCTCCAGTGCATATTAAATTTGAATTATTGGGTTACAAAACTATTATTTTTTTCTGAAAGTTCAACATATCGGAGCAATTTATTTCTCAACATTCCTCTCCTGCCTTCCAGTTCCTCACAAATCTCGTGGTTTCCACGTCCCCTCTCAAGTCCTATCAAGGCATCAACCTTGCGTAGCCTCTCTTTATACGTGTCAACACATACGTTATAACATCCTGCCAGCCATCCTTTCTCTTCGAATACCTTGTACTGCGAGTCTGTTACCTTCTTGTAGAAGTCACCACCTACCATTGCGTTGTTAATCTCTATCGAGCCGTCTTTCATCTGCTCAATCTTTACACCGTGGTCCATGTACCAGTGTGTGTCTGGGTTTCTCTCATCCCCTGTCCAGTACAATGTGATGTACGGATCTTCTTCTAAGTCATTCCATGCTTTCATATTATTCTGATTTAAAGTTCATCAAATTGTTTCTGTAACTCTTCCATTTCAACAGTTACTAACTCTATCTCTTTTTCAATAGCTTCTTGCATTAGACTCCTATTTTTAAAATATAACTCTCCTCTTGTATTATGAGGACCAACAGTATAGCCTAATGTTATTTTTGATAAGCTATTACCTTTTGCATTATATAACTTATTTCTATAAGTCTGCAATGAATCATATTTTTCTTTTAACTCTTTAGCCTTGGTGAACATGTCATGTTTCATCTCTCTTAAATTTAGGTGAACATCCCCATAGGATGGTGTTTTCAAATCTCTCTCTGTACAACTTTGGTACAGACCTAGAGTGCTTTCTCAATATCTTCATAAACTCCCCATGCTCTAGCTCGTAGTTCATAAAGTCGATGATCTTCCGTCCGTCATCTCCAGTCGGTGCTCTGGCCATCAGCTCGTCAAAGTCAGCCGATGGCGTGGCTCGTGCGTACATCTCCCTGTAGCAGTCGAGCAACTTGTCGTCAAAGTTTCTCATGTCCATACCTTTGGTACACATACTCATCAGCTGTCGGCACGTCGTCCTGCCTGTAGGCATCTCGCTTGCCGTCGTTGTAGGCCTGCTTGATCCTCTGTTGTTCATCATCCAGTCTATGCTTAGCGTCTGACATGCATAACCTTATGCATTGATCAAGTGAAGGAGCAAACTCTTTTGTTATCTCTAGCGTATCTTCTAGCCACTGGATGTGCTCTTGCATTGCTGTTTTCATTGTTGTTCTTTTTTAATTGAGTAAATACCTGTTTTCTTATTAAAAGACACCATGTCTTTATCTATAATCTTAACCTCGCTGATAAGTATTTTACAAGGCTCATGCATATACCAAATGTAATCAGTGTCTGACTCGTGAATCATCCCTACCTCACAGTACTCAGGTTTAATTCCTGGTGGTTGAAAATAAACTACATTCATTGTTCTTCTGAGTTAAAGGTTTTATTGTAATCTTCTTCTATTTCTCCCCAAGTCAAATCTGACATTTCCCAAGCAAAATCAATAGTTTGCTTCTTCTCCATTTCTTTGGCTTGTTCAAAGATTTCATGCCAGCCTTCCCTTGTGGTGTTTTCAGTCATAAATTTTTCAATTAACCATTCTACTGCTGTTTGTTTCATACTAAATGTTTTAATAGTTCGTGCTTTCTTGTCCTGTGTCTTTTCATGGTGTCATTCCATTCTTGCCCACCCTTGTAGTAGATCTTACTTCCACCTCTGTCAGCTCTGTTCTGCAAGTCTCTTTTCTTTTTTTCTGGGTCTTGAATGAAAGTAATTAGTCTCCTTGACACCTTGAACATTGCAGCAATCTTCCTCTGGCTCAAACCCCGTTCGGTCCAATACATCACCATCTCCCTCTGACACGGCAACAACTTGACCCTCTTGTCTAAAAATGGCGAGTCAAGTTTTAATTTCTCTGTTTTATATGGCATACTCTTGTTATTTAATTAGTACTTAATCGGAATGCATTCGATTGTAAGGGGTAATCTTTACAATTTTAAGGCTATTGTATTAAAATTTCTTGACAATTATAATATGCAATTACGTATAATTCACCTCGTTTTGCATATTTTATATGTTTTTCCATCTAATTAACTCTTTTTCTCTTGTAGTCCTCAATCTCCTTGGTATACACATACTCGTAGTACTCCTTGCGTGACTCACTCACCGTGCTGTCCTCAGCCCAGTCTGTCGGCCGTTCAAACCTATATCTCGTCCGAACGTCAGCCCTGCTGTCATCACCGACAAACAGCAGGGCAATCATTATGATCAGATTAAAGACCATACTCCTTCAGATACAGATCGATCACTCGCTTGGTCTTCTCAAGGTCCGATACAAACTGACCCTTGCTACGGCATCTTACAACTCGCTTGATGATGTCGAACTCCCAAGCATTCAAACTTTGGTCCTCGGCAAACTTGTACAACGAGCCGTTGCTGTTGTCGTAGTGTGCATCATCCTTTAATGGAGTCAACAGCATCTCGTGTCGCAACGTGTCACAGAAGTTCAGTTCTTCACAATCACACTTCAAGAGTGATCGGTGAGATGACCTGTAACTTACAACGTACCTGTCTTGTGTTTCAA